CTATACTGTTCTACGCCAACAATAAACAGATATATAAGGCTGCAGGTTATTGTGCGGATAATTAGAGCCAGTGTTACTAATAGTTACGGTATGAGTATGTGTACCAGCTTGTTCGGTTGTTTTTGTGCCTTGATTAGAACGCCATGAAGCCGATCCCGGTTCTGTACCACCTGCGTCGTATTCTTTTACAAAAGTAAAAGTATGCGCGTGATCCCCGCTTGTACTAACCGTTACATTGTGGTTATGTGCAGGAAGTTCTCCGACAGATAACTGATGTTCGTGTTCGCCACCGGTACTGCCAGCTTGGTATTCTACGCCCCATTCTGATGTGCCCTGTGCCAGCAAAACACGTCCTGCCGGCATTGCCTCCCACGTACCGCCAAAAAGATCTGCAGGCGATGTCGAATTCACAGACATATATATACTGCCTACAGGATATGAATCTAAAGCAGTAGGCCTAATATTTTGTACCGTCCATACAACACTGCCGTCATTTATCTCCTGTCCTACAATAGCATTAGCTTCTAAAATCGGTTCAATGGTACCTGTAGTTCCTGCAGTTTTACATAACAAATAAACCCAACTTGGACCGTTACCGTCTTCGGTATATCTTATATCTCCAGCTATAATTTCCTCATTCGGATTCCATGCATTCTTACTTTTTCCAACGATCGTGATTATCTTATTTTTAATATCACTAAGTAAATTAATTCCTTTCCCTGCCAAAAGAGTTAGTAAATCTCCCTTTTTAGTTGCAATAACACTATCTTTGCCAATAGTAATGCCTTTTAAATTAAAGTCATTTGGATGAGCCTCTGTATCTTCATTATGCTCAGTAACTTTATCCTCTGCAATTTTTCTTGCATTAGCCACTGTAACCAATCCGTCAGGGTCGATAATCGCAGTGATATGAGACACGTTTTCCATTGCGATATTAATACTAAATTCTTCGGATATTACTACACTGCCACCGCTTGGCGGCAAAAAGTCAGGGGCCGTATCAGTCATAATCGCGTATAGTATCTCACCCAAATCCGGGTCTTGCGCAAACACGCCGCACTCTCTGATGTAATAGCCATCAGCTAAATCAGCGTTGGTTATTAAACTTTGTATTTTTGCTAAATTATCCTGCGCTTCGATTGCGGTTAGTCCTAAATTTTGTTTCGGGTCTATCAGGTCGTTCAAATCTTCCGGTGATGTTCCGTCGGGGATAGTTCCCGAGCCGAGTTTCATTTTTGTAATGGTTAGCTGCGCACCTGCTACGGCTTTTGCCTGCAAGGCTTTGCCTTTTTTGGTTAACATTAGATTTGCCCAGTTTGGCATGATACTTCAACTCCTTTATGTATTCTTACTGCTGCGCTGATATGCGTTTTAATGGTTAAGGTTTGCGGTTTTATCTTTGCCTGGAATATCTCTATCCGGCGCAAAGCTGAATAAGCCCCGCCGATAAAAACCGTTCCTGCTGCCTCTCTAAAAAAACTCAAGGTATCGAGCCAGCTTCTTACGTTTTTACTTTCCGAAATCGCGAGGTATAGATTATCGATTACGGATTGGTCCGGGATACCTTCAGTTATCATCCGGACCTGAAAGTGATAAGGTTTTCCGCCGTACTGCCAATTTTCATAAACTTTTGCGGAGCTAAAGACGGCGGCACAAACAGCTTCTACCGCTGCGGGCGTTCCCTTTTTGCGATGCCAAGCTATAGCCTCTCTAACCAACGCGCGTTTTTTATCAAGGCTTGCCGAATAATCGTAAAAGTCAACGTGGTATTGCCATGCTAGTTCATCAATTAGCACTTCCGGCAGATAACCCAAGCGCGGCAGCAGTAATACAAGTTCCGACTTTTCGTCTATCATTTGCAATTTGCCAGCAATCGAGTCGCAAATGGCTCGCACCGTTTCATCGTCTGCGATACTGGACGGCAGCAGCGATTTTAGATCTATTTTCGATAAATCACTCATCCTCTAAACCCCCCAGCGTGACGCTAATGTTTTCAGCAATCGCAACATAGTTGCTTGCAAGGACTTCAAAAGTCGGTGACGTTATCACCGCTCTTTTTACGCCTGCATTTTTTAGCCGACTCAAAAGCTCATCCGGATTGATGTCACGACCCAATTTAGATTTTTGCCAAAGCACATAATCAGCTACCGCAGCGTTCACGCTATTTTGGATTGTTACGGACCTTGCTTCGTCAGCGCGGTTAAGATAGTAGGTTACACCTACATCAAAATTAACTACTTCCGGAGGTGCGACAAAAACGTTATCGGTTAAAGGTCTAACCGTGCGATCGTCACAAGCCGCTTCGACAATATCCAGCATTTCTTGGCCCGGTATCCCGCCATCTACCAATAGCGGAGTTATTAGCACCGCGCCCGGATTTGGGGTGAGCACGTCGACGTCTTTAATCAAAACAGATGCGCGTTTAGCGATGTGGATATACTCGCCACTTGGCCCCGCAACCGAATAGCGTTCCGGAGCTTCGCGGATAGCTTCACGCAAAGACTCATCTTCTTCAACGTCTGCGCCGCCTTCTGATACGGTGACGTTGGTCATGGCCGACACGTATGGCACAGGGTCGACAATTGTGTTTATCTCACCAACCATATAGCCATTACCAATTACGCCCTTAACTGTGCAGGTTGCAGGCACAGTCGCTTCGGTTTCTCCGGCAAGGATTGTTACATCGTGGTCTAACGCGAAAAACACATTATTGCCGGCCGTTGTGCGTGTTCCGCCGGGAACGATTGTCGCAACCGCCCTTACTTCAGATAGCGTGATTTTGGTAGTAGTGACAGCAGCCTTACTGCCGATACGTTCCACCCCGACAAGCACGCCCAGATGGTCCAAATTACCACCTTCGGCATAACGCAAAAGGTTTTGCTTGCCGGTATAGTTGATTTTGTTGCATAGCATTATTACTATGTTTGTAATTACGTATAAAAATAACCGTACAGGGTCGCCTTGAGCCGGGCTCCTTCCGGTTATCGTTGTATATAGTTTTATGATGTCTGCCAAAATTTCTTGTTCATCTGCGCTGACAAACTCGATATCCGGCAGGTCGCTAAGTTTCATTGATTATCACCTTCACTTTCGGCCTCACTACGCCTTCCATGTCAGCCGCCCACATTATCTGTTTGACGGTTACCCTTGGCTCGTATTTCTTTAGCGCTGTAAAAATTTCGCTTTCAATTTGAGCCCTTGCTACTAAAAGCGGCGCGTCAACAAAATTAGCGTTTACGCCAAAATCGCGGTCTAACGGAACGCTAAATTTCGTGGTACTTAAAATCGTCTTACAATTTTGGATTATTTCTTTTTCCAGCGATGCCGGCGCAAAATCTACGCCCGAAATCTCACCCGTTAAAAGCTCTAAGTCCATTAGCTAGTCACCTCCCGCAGCGAATACTCTTGCAGCGACACATCAACAGTTACGCTTAAAATCTTACCTTCAGCTCTCCAAAAGCTGACGTTTTCGCCAAGACTTTCGATAGTCCAGTATTCATCCGATACCGGAGTACCGCCGAGTATAAACGGAAAAGCTTCTCCCGTGTCGCGCATTTCACGCAGCCGCTCCAGCTCCCTTTCGGGATTTATTCCGTGGTCGGCGCGCAACTGGATTTTTAGACTTATTTTTTCAACGTCTGGTCCTAAAAATTCGAGTACCGGCTTTCGCCCAACCAGGTCATGCTTTGCCCAACGGCCGGAACCGCTGCGGCCGTAATCATGGAACGTACGCATTTTGCTGTGTGATACCACAAAGGGTATGCTGCCCATCGAGCCTATTTGCATCTTTTAGCCTCCTATCATAACGTTTGGGCTACCTACCGCAACGCTTCCGCCGCAGTCAATTAGATCACCCACCCTTGCGGCAGGTATACCATTAATAAAAACAGTGCTACTGCCCTGCGCTACATGCGCAGTGTGCGGCGAATGTACTATGCAGCCGTGCGGTGCGTAGCTGTCACCCACACGGCCTGCGCCCTTACCGTTAATAATTACATCTGCACTGGCACTGACCAGTGCCGTACCAGGGCACGCGTCATGCCCTGTATCGTTATCGCCCAATCTTGTTGCTGCCGGCATTACTATCACCTCGCTAGTTAATTTTAACGGCAGCACCTCTGATGGTTACTGTCCCGCCTGCGATAATATCGATATCACCGGTTGCATTTATGGTTATTTTTCCGGAGCTGCGGTCATGCTTGACAAGTGTTCCGTCGCTAAACTTAATAGCGCGTACATCTGCGCTGTTTTCATTCGGCGGGTCTTCTGCCGAAAAGAATGCGCCGAGAATATAGCCATCATTTAGGCCTTTGCCGCTGCTGTTCGGCTGCATCAGGCAAAGCACCTGCTCGTCAATGTCCGGCATCCAGTAATCTTTATCGGCTAAACTGCCGCGATTTACTATCATCAAATCGCCCGACACCATATCGTTTTTATCAGTAAAGACAACTTTTGCGGTATTGGCGGCGGGATTGATAGACGATACTCTACCTATCCGGACCAGGTTTTTCAATGCGTTAGTATCCATCCAGGCACCGCCTTATCTCGATATTTGTGCTATAGCTACTACCGACAGAGTGCGTCGCGCGAATGATTAAATACCTACCGTCAAAAGCACCAAAGCCTAAAACGTTAACCGTAGATCCCGCAGCTAGCGCAAAATTACCAACCAGCGGAACTGTGCCTGTCGTTTCGTCTTTGTTTTTATCGCGGAGCCGTTTTTTCGCAAGTCGCAAAGCTTCTGCTACGCTTTCCACCTGCTCGCTAACTTGCAGCGTTTTACCCGTTTTATTTTCGGCTGTAAAAAGCCCCTCGATTTTAGCTTTGGTCTTACCCTGCTGATAGCTAACGCAGCAGGCAGCATAAATATCTCGGATTTTAGTTCTAAACGAATAACCTAGCCCCGCTTTGATATAAAGCATTTCGGGTTCAACCTCATAATTTGTGCCCATTTTTACTATGGTTATCTTAGGCAAAACAGATTCATATTTTTGTTCGTCAAAAATGATAATCTGCTTATCGCTAACCTTTAAGGCCAATCCCTGGTCGACGCAAACGGCATGCAAAAAGGACAGGTCAGACTGCTCTGTCTGCTCTGCCCTGTCTAAAATCGGATTTTCTTCCGTATCCCAAAAGAGTTCCATTTCAGCAGCTGTTGCAATATCATTGGCAATAACCTGCAGTTTGGTTTTCTCCCAACTCCTACTGCGGTCGCTGCCGCGCAAAGTGTTGTTGTCCGGAACCGAAACAGCTTTAATTTGTGCAGTAGACGGATAACCGCTGCTTACAATCTCATCAATTTCAAACAAACCTAAACGCAGCCTTTGTGGCAATGCCGATAAGCGTTGCCAGTTATGCTGTTCAAGCTCTACGTCAAGCAGTGCGCCCTTTTCCGGCATCCAATCGGATTGCCAAAGTCCGTCGCAATCTTCAAGCGTCAGCTGTAAATCGTCAGCTTCGCCTGATAGATTGTCGGTGTAGCTTATGCTTTTCAAGTGCTTACTGATATCAGCGGAGATATCAGTGCTGTTATATTTGACAGCCGCCAGTATTCTACGAGATTTCATATTATCGCCTCCAAGGTGGCAGCAGGCTCACAGATTTTTTGTTGTAATCCGGTACGGTAAGCACTATCCCTGCCGAAAAAACAACGATGTTAGAGTATTTCTGATTGGCTTCGAGTAGCAAATTCATACAACGCTCTTCGCCGTAAACCCGTTTTGCGATGCCGTCCCACATATCGCCCTGGATAGTTGTATACGTCTTAGCCATATGCTAACCTCCGCTTCTGATTTTGCAGGTCAGCTAGCATTGCTTTAAACTCAAGCATTTTTTGCGTCAGCATTGCATCGAGTTGCGACTCTACATCGCTTCCGCCGCCTTGCACTGTAATCTGTGGCGCGAAAGTAGCGTTGATACTACCGCCGCCTAAAGGGCTACCCATAATTTCATTTGTTTTCGCCAAAAGTCCAATGTTGCGTCGGTTTGGAGTGTGCGGTATCGCACTTTCGCCTGATACTTCGGCAAAGGATGTCACAAATGCGCCGCGTCCGTAAATGCCACCGGAAGCATTAGATGCTATCTCTTTTCTGGAGCCTGCGCTCATACCTGCAGCAAAGCTATTTTTCATGCGCGACCAGGTCGACGATATTATATTCATCAGCCTATCAGGCAGGTTAGTAAACCAGTTTACGATGTTATCCACCGCCCCTTTACCCCAATCAGCCGCTTTACTCATAAAGCTTGCGCCCACTCCGTCTAAAGCTTGCCAACCTGCACTTATGCGTTCAGGCAGGCTCCAAAAAAAGCCGACCATTGCGCCTACTGCGTATGATGCGTATTGCGGCAGGTTTGTGTATGCGTTGATGTAAAAATCAACAACTTTACTACCCGCGTCTTTTATCCAAGTCCATCCTGCGGTCATGTATTTAACTACGCTGTCCCAGTTAGTGTATAAGCCCCAAACTGCTGCGCCCAAAGCAACAACGCCCGCTATAACTAAACCGATAGGGTTAGCAGTCATGGCCGCATTAAGCCCCCACTGCGCAATTGCAGCGCCTTTTAGCTTTATAGCCATAACACTTTGCATAATTCCTGCGCGCTTAGTCTCAATCATCTCTTTGTTGGTTAGTAGTAAATACGTAGTTTTCACTACGTTATAACCGGCCAGTGCTAACTTGCCTGTTTTATAAGCAAGCGTTAAGCCCGCAAGGCCTGCGCCTGTGTAAACTATGCCTTTTACTAAAGCCGGATTAGCAGCTGCAGCTCTTGACCAAGAGCCGGCCAGTTTAGCTAATCCGTCACCCGCATCAGCGACAACCGGCAAGAATGTTCCGCCAATTGAAATTGATAAGGATTCCAGCGCTGACTTTAGTCGCGTTGCTGCGCCTTTAGCATTAGCCTGCATCCGCTCTGCCATTTTTGCGGCAGCGCCATCGCTATTTACAAGCGAAGTAGTTAAATCTCCCAAAGCTTTAGGCCCTGCCTCTATTACCGACAGCCAGCCTGTTGCAGCGTTTCGGCCAAAAATCGCACTGGTCATTGCCAGCCGTTCTTCTTTGCCTAACCCTGCCATTCTTTCTTTGAGCTGGCCGATTATCGAAGCCATTTTTTGAGGACCTTCGAGATTGCCGGTTTCAATGCCTAAAGATTTCATGGCCATAGCCGCTTCTTTTTGCTCGGCCGTCAAATCTTCCATCGAAAGGCCTAACTGATCTAAAGCTTTTTGCGCCATTTTCGGCGGACCCGCTAAACGTATCAGACCTGCGCGCAATGATGTGCCTGCTTGGCTTGCTTTGATACCGCTATTAGCCATAATGCCTGCCATTGCTGCCGTTTCTTCCATTGACGCACCAAACGCTTTTGCTACCGGAGCAGCAAATTTCATAGTTTCTCCCAGCATCTCGACGTTGGTATTTGTTGATGTAATAGTAACGGCGTAAACGTCAGCCAAATGCTGCGCTTTCTCAGCACTCAATCCAAACGCAGTTAGGTTATCGGATACGATATCTGCTGTGCGTGCAAGGTCAGTGTTGCCTGCCGCTGCCAAATCTAAAAGCCCCGGCATGCCGGTCATAATTTCTTGCGTTTTCCAGCCTGCCATACCTAAATAACTCATAGCTTCAGCGGATTGACTCGCTGTAAATTTAGTTTTTTCACCAAGGGTTCGTGCGGTATCGGTTAGTTTTTTCATATCCTCGTCTGTTGCCTGTGTAATGGCCCCGACTTTATCCATTGCGGCTTCAAAGTTGGCGGCAACAGCAACCATACCGACTAGCGGCGCAGCTATAACAGCTGTAGTTGCCATGCTGCTTTTTAGTCCACCCCACTGCTTGCCAAAATTATTTCTTGCCATTTGCTGATTGTTGATAAGAGTTGTAAGGCGCTTTTGCGCAGAGCCTGTCTCCTGCATTTCTTTTTGCAGGCCCCGTAAATGTTCTTTATATTTGTTGATTGGCATTTGTCCGCTATCAAAAACCCTGTTCAGCCGAGTTTGTTCGGCTTTTAAAAACTTTGTTTTATCAGACAGCGAGGCCATTGTTTTTTGGGCTGTTGACATCGACTGCGTAAAGCTAGGAGCCAACTTGCCGTTAATGTTAAATGCGAACGAATATCCTTTAGCCATCTTAATGCTCACGCTCCTTTTTTAGCACGTCGTCGATGTCACTAATCCACTCGCTTAGCTCTGCGAGTGGCATATTGTACCAAAAATTTACTGGTGCGAAACCCCTTAGACGGATGGCGCATCTTCGGATTTCTCGGGAGATGCTTCGTCTTGGATTGCACCAGCGAACAAAAAAAGCCCAACACTGTTTGTCACTTGCTGGTACTCTCGAAGCGGCAGCGCTCTAATATCATCGACATTTATCTTCAAAGCTTTAGCGGCAAGCAGCGCGTGAAACATTTTTGATAAACTAACATCTATAATTTGGATACCAAGAGCCCTAGCTTCTTCTTCCGCTTTTTCAAAGTCATAGCCAGTCATTTTATTTAGACCTGCTTCAAGTTTTTTATAATCAATTTTCATGTTTTACCTCCATAAAGTAAAAGAGGCACCCGAAAAAGGATGCCTCTTATCTATTATTAGTTTAAGCCTAAAGCTTCGCGAACCTCGGCGAGATAATCTACACCACCAATACTGGAGATGTAGTTATACTTATCAATTTCTAGCATTGTTTCGCCGTCGATTTCCACTTTTAGATAGTGTGTCTCGATAGTGTTACTGGAGCCGGAAGTTGTGCCAACGTCAAGCTTTCCAAGCTCTGTTTTTTTCGGCACACCGCGAACAACGCATTTAACTGGTTTAACAACATATTCGCTTTTCTCAGGATCATAAAACTGCTGCGCTCCGCGCAAATCTAAATTCACGCCTTTTTGCGAAGCAAGATTCATGCCTAACTTAGAAATCGTGCGCCAGTTCAGCACTGTTTCCATGCTTCCGAAATGCCCTAAAACAGGACTTTCGACTTCGCCCGCCAAACCTGCACCTTTGATGGTTTCAGTCATAGCGTCGAGCGACGGAATTTGAATATCGGTAACGCCCAAAAGGTCGTTGCCTTCGTTGTAAGCCCTGAAGTTGATTAACTTTTCAGGCACCATTCTTTCTGCCATTTTTCAACCCCCCTTTAACCGAACAGCGTCTCAAGATAAGACGTGTCGAATTCGATTGTCGTTTCAATAACGCGCGCCGGAACCGGAGGCGTAAAGTAAGTATGGAATCTGACGATACCATCCATTTGGTCTGTAACCGGATTCTCATCACGGCGATACTCAACGCGTGCGCCGAGCAAGAAGCCTCGAGCAACATATCCGTTAAGACGAATATTCTCGCTATCAATAACGAGATCAATAAGGCGGCGTTTCATCGGACTATCTACTTTTGCCCAGTAGGTCAAAATAAACGTCTGGGCGTACCAGTTGAACATGCGGCGTAAGCAGATAAAGTTGTCTTTGACGTCGGTGTTCGCCGGGAAGCAGCCTGTACGGTTACCCCAAAGCTTCCAACCGCCGATAAAGTTAAGCGCTGTAACTACGCCTTGGCCGTTTAGATAATTGGCTTGCTCTAAGTCCAAAATGACTTCTGTTCCGTCCGCCAAACACAGGCCGTTCGCCTGGATTAGCTTATTAGATGGGCTTTCGTACGGGATATCATCGTTAGTGGCGTCAAGCACACCGATGTTACCCATTGCTGCGGTAGACAGATGATAGATTTTTTCGCCAAGCCTTACTTTTGGCCAACAAACTATTTGGTCTACACCAACATAGTTGTTGTTGTTTTTCCAAGCAGGCACATCAGTATATTTTTTGATTGTATCAGACGGAATATCCACCAACACAGATGCTTTAAATAAACCGTTGATTGTGCTAGCTTTGGCTGTCATAACTGCCGCCACTTCCGGGTCTTGCGTCCAACCCGGCGCAAGCACCATACCCGGTACCATACGGTAAAGCGGGAAAACTTTTGTCAAAGCTTCAAGGCCGGTGTAAGCTCCGGTTGCGATATCGATACCGCCGATGATGTCGTCTTTATCGACGGCCGAAGGGTCTACTTTGTCATATTCCAAAAATGCACTAGCGGCTGCGGCCAATTCGCCGTCCGGCAGAGCGGTAATAACCAAATTGCCGTCGCTGTCAAAAGCGGCTTCGTAATCTACGCCTTCTGCCAACGGTTGTCCCGCAGCAGCCTTTTTAACTTTTAGCGTTTCAAGCAAAATCGGTTCGGCGAGAAGAATAACTTTTTCGCTGTCAAACTGCTCTTCGATGCTCGATACTGTAGTTTTGTGTTTTGCCGGATCCAGCACGTTCACAAAAACGGTCGGAGAAACTGCGTAAAGCGAAAATTGGCTGTAGATTGCCTCGCAAAGAGTGTATTTTTCCCAATCGTTGCTGTAACCAAAAGCTTCAACCGCTTCTTTGTAGGTGTAGCACAAAATCGGTTTATTTACTTCTGCGCGATCGCTGGCCAAGTGTACCGGAGCGGTGCCGAAAACAACAGGCAAGCCCGCTGTGGTATTCGCTGCCGGAACAATAGATGTAGGCGTTTCGCTGGTATATACACCATGTTTATAAGCCATGCTTTAATCCTCCTTCTGCGCCAGCAAAGCAGCGCGATAATATTTATTAAGCGGTGTTCCGGATTTAGCGATAGCTTTTTCGGCATTTGCCAACGCCGCAATCGGAACAAATAGATTTTTAATTTGGGGAACTTTTTCAAACACATCATCAATGTGTTTAGGTAGTCCACCAATAAAAACCTGGTATTTAAGTAACTTCCCGCCTTTATAGGGCGGGCCGACATAGATTAGTCGGTCAACTTTTACTTTTTTAGGACCAATAGCCATATTCCATTTCCTCCTCAACTGGTTTACCCAGCGTATATTTAGCCGTCATCAACCCTTGCCACTGCGGAAAAGGCTGATTATCCACTACTTTTGACGTTATCGGCAGTATAAGCCGATGTTTTTTTGCGATTGTACGCTTTTTAAGCAGCGCCTGACGGACATGTTCTAAAAGATTGTAGAGGCTTCGCCAACCTTCTTCGGTATCGCTGTCGTGGACGCTAAAGCCAATTTCAACTTTAGCCTCGCTCTGTGCTTCGTTGTCTTCACACTCCAGAGCTAGGACATAGATAAATGATTCCGTTTCTTTGGCGTTTGTTTTTACAGGGATAAACCCCGGGTAGACTTTAACCGGAACCAATTCGCCTTTTGACGTGCGAGTGTCATAGTCTTTTAAAATGTCCGCCAAAAACGCTGCCAAGTTTTCCATTAGCTCGATTTGAGTCATTACTTAACCCCCAATCTGCCCAGTCGGTATTCGACCTCATGCAAAAAACGCTGGTTTAGTGTTTTTTCGGCATATGGGCCAATTAAAGACATTGACCTTTTCGCACCAAACATTTGCGGCACACTCGGGCCATGCGGTATCCGCAGCGGATACCGCATTTTTAAATCCTTGCGCTGCATTGCGCCAACATAACCTTTTAAAGAGGTTCCCATAAAAAGCCCCGCAACGGGTTTTGGTCTGCCTTTTTTTAGCACTTGCACCCGCACAGGGCCTTTTTTTGATACTAAAACTTTAAAAGAGGTTATTAACGGCGGTTGCCCGATGGAGCTCACTACCCCCACTAGTTTTGTTTTGGTTGCACGTTTTATGCTAAGCGTAGCCTTAATGTCTTTAGCCGCTACAAGGTAGTTTGCCCGTATCGTTTTAGATACATAGGCTTTAACCGATGTAGTTGTGCGGTTGATGGCGTTAACCGTTGCCGCGTGCACCTGTCCTTCTGCACCGCTTAACAATACTCTTGCGTTTTCAAGTTCTTGCGTGTCGATAGATATCATCTGTCATTCGCCTCCAGTTGGATGGTTAAGATGCCCATATCATTCGCGCAACTTTCGACAAGGTACTGCTTGGCGTCAACAAAAAAAACTTGACCATATACAGGCACTTCCGGTAAAGCATCTGTTAAACAATTTACCTGTAGCCGACTCCCATAAACCCCCGGATAAGTTTGACTTGCTCCGGTTCCGGTCGATAAACCTTCTGCCACAGATATGTCTTGCAAAATTGCAATGCACACCGTTCCGTTTAGATCGTGCTCCTCGGCAAATTCTAAAATGTTCAAAAAAGCTGCGGAGTTGTCCGCGGCTACTTGCTCTTTGAACGTTTTCATTTTACTGTGGCGGCAGCGTCGATTTCAGGCAAATTGCTTTCGTTATCTTCGCCTGTTTCCGCTACGCCCTCAATCAACTCCACCAATTTCGCTTTATTGGCTTTATCGGGGACAATTATGCCGAGTTCTGCACACATCGCTTTGAGTTCAGCGTTGGTGTATTCGTCCAAGGGTTTTTCGCCAGTGTCTGCTGGCACATCTTCCGGTGCGTTAGGTTTGGCAGGTTCCTCGGGTTCAACAGCCTCAACAACTTTTACGCTAATCAACTCGAATTCTTGGGGAGCATTTTCCACTAACGCTTTGGCTTCCGCTTCCGGAAGCTCTACGATAGTACCCGCTTTATACTCTACGCCATTACGGCGCAGAGTAAATTTTTTGATTAATACTTTTGCCATATATGGGTCCTCCTTATTTAACTTTCAGCACAGCCCAGTCGTCCAAGAATTCCGGACAGAGAATGCAACGGCTAGACACAGCCAAAGATGTTGCGTCGCTCTCGATGTTTCCGGTGATTTTCGGAACATAAGCACCTTCGTAGGTATGGAACTGGTTATCGCTTTCCAACTGAGTTACAGCACCAAAGAGGCGTTTGCCGCGGCCAGGTACACCGATAATCATGTGATCATCAGGGATGTACTGAGCCAAAGTACCTTCGTCGTTTTCGTAAACGCCATCATAAGCATAAAGCTCGAGGTTCAGAGATTGAATAAAACCTACGCGCAGCAGTTCCGGTCTTTGCAATTTAGGTTGCAAACTCATCAAAGACAAGTTTTCGCGGCTGGGAACCAGCAAATACTTGTAAAGTTGTTCGTTAGCAAGCAAATAATTTACCACGTTCTGGGAGCACAGAGCTACCGTCGGAATCATATTCGCATTGCGGCGAATTTTTTGGGAAGCATCACCGATATGGTCATAAATTTTAGCGCTGGCATTGTTCCAAGTATCGGAGCCGGAAAGAGTGGTTTTGTTGTCAAATTCTGCGAATTCGATGTTGTCAACAACAACCGTCTCGCCGTCATCCGCATAGCCTTTGCACTCATAAGCGCCATTGATTAACAGCTGTGCTGCCATCCATTCTTGGCGACGGATGCAGGAATCAATCAATTCTGCGATATCCAAAGCGCGCATTTCTTGTGCGCGTTCTTCCGGGGTGCGTTGGCTATAAATGTCTTCGCCAAATCCGCGACGCTCAATATCACTTGCTTCAATCATACGTTTCGGGCGCATAAGCGGAGCTTTGTAAGATCTGATTTTAGACCCATTGCGGCTCATGTTTGCGCCTTTGCTGCCGGGAACAACGAACGGTGCCATTTTGCGGCCGCCTTTACGATATTCCATATCAACAGTAGTAGTCAAAAAAGTTTTAGCTACCGGGAAAAAGGTGTCAACCAAAGTAGTGGTCGGCAAGTTAGTGCGATGAATCGCATCCATCAGTGTTCTAGTATCATCGATATTAAAAGCCATTTCATTATCCCCCTTATTTTACGCTGGTCAGATAGATGCCGACCAGTCTCAGTTCTTCTTCGTGCGCAGTTGCGCTGTCCGCTTCTTTTGCCACAATAATTTTTTCGCGGTTAAACTGACCGCCAACATAAACAGTTGCAACAACATCTGCACCGGTTAAAATTACATCTTGCGCTAAAATGGCGTTTGCCACCTCTGCGCCGGTTTCAGATTCACTATCTACGATTTCGTATTTTTCAGCAACGAGGGCCATAAGAGTACCGCGTTTATAAGTTGCTGTAGCACCTTTAAGGGTTACATTTTTGGTGATTGCCGGCAAAGCCGTGCCACCGATAAGTTCATCATAATGAACGCCATCTACTACTGTTACCATTGCCATTATTTCACACCTCCAAATTTTCCATTCATCACTTTAGCCATGTGGTCTAACGCTTTCGCATCTTGAACCGCTTCAGCTTCGCCGTCGTCTGCTTTAGGATTAGAGCCTACGCCGTCAACACCGGATTCTTTGTTATCCTCCACCATTGCTGCTACAACTCCAGCCGCAGCATTAGTGGCTACCGGCCCCGCGCTTTTCACCGCATCAACAAAAACCTTTACGTCAGCAACAGTTTTGCCGCTTTTCTTGGCTTCGTTGACAATTGCAGTGACGGCGCTGTTTGCACCATCATCTAGAGCTTCTAAGTCAACGATACGTTGACGTTCCGCATTTACTGCTGCATCAATAGCTGCAGCGTTATCGACTGCAATAGGTTCAACAGTAGTTATCTGCGGCGTCGCATTACTTACTTGCGGCTGTGCTTCTTCTTCCAGCAGCTCTTGCAAGCCCAATGCGTTGAGAATTTTTTCTAATTTTCCTGACATTGCTTTTACCTCACTTTGTTTAAATTTATTTTTCACTGTCTCGGCATTGGCCAGACAGCTTAAATCGTGGGAAACTGAGTTGATTACTAAAGTGCTGCCGTTTATAGCAGCAGCAACTCCGCCAATGATTTCATCGGCAAAGCCTTTTTCTTTGCATTCCGTTGCACCCATCCAAGTTTCGTTACTCATCATTACTTCAATTTCGGCATCTGATGCACTACAACGCTTGCGATAAGCAGCAACGATACTTGTTTTGATTGTTGCGAGTGCGTCAATCAGTTTAGATAATTCCGCAGCCGGATAATATCCGTCAAGTCCAATCGCCGGATCATGTATCATCATTAGTGCGTTTGACGGCATAACGATTTTATCGGCGGCAACGGCTACTACAGTAGCAGCGCTTGCGGCAAGGCCATCAATGATGGCTGTCACTTTACCTTCGTAGCTTTTCAGTAAATTATGGATAGCGTGAGCTGCGAAAACGTCACCGCCACCGGAATTTATGCGAACAGTCACATCTCGACCGCCGAGTGCCTTTAAATCATCGGCAAACTGTTTGGGTGTGGCTTCGTCGCCAAACCAAGTTCGCTCAGACGCAATCGCTCCATAAATTAATATTTCGGCGTTCCCGTTGACTTCGTTTTTCACTTCCCAAAATTTATTCATCGTTATCACCTCCATTCTCGCCCGTGTTATCTACTTTGGGCGGTTGCAAGCCTTTAGCTAACCAGGTTTGCTGCTCAATAGCTATTTGGTCAATATTACTATCGTAATCAGTGCCGGTAAGTTCAGCTGCTTCCTTTTCACCGGAGGAGAATCCATATTTTACCCGCAGCGCTGCGCCGTTGACCTCTTTAACAGGGTCGAGCATGCCCATTACTGGACCAAACCAATCAGCACTGCTCCAAGCTTTAGTGATAACCGGATCTGTGCCGTAACCGGGAGCAACTATTCTGCCAATAGCAATTGCTTCGGCCAGCCACGCCTCATAAATTGGTTGGCAAAAATCACGGGCAAACCATTTGCGCCGCGTTTTAAAAACGCTTGACGCTTGTAGTAGTGCGCCGCGCGACGCTGAATAAGAGCCTTGAAATCTACTCAGCAAAACTTCTGCAGGAATACCGATTGCTGCGCCCATCTGACTGATAAGCACATTGGTAAACGGTTCAAAAGTTGACATGCTCCGACTAGCGTCCATTGATTTAACATCAATGCCCGGCGGAAGCAAATTTAACGTTCCCGCGCCGACTTCGATATGCGATAAATCCTCCGCATTCATGCTTGCGCTATCGTCATAAGTTGAGTTCAAAACATCGTTTAAATCAGACGCGTTGCCGTTGTCTGATGTAAAAAACAATGTATAAAACGATTTAACGATTGCTGCTGTCAACTCAGCATTGGTATATCGGCTAACTTGTTTCATTACTTCAATTACCGGAGCCAGTAGCGGTACGCCGCGATATTGTTCCGGACGTTCTTCATGTGATATCTGCAAAACATTGGGCCTGCCGCTTAATCGGCCAAAAGCTTTAACGCGTTGCCACTTTAATTGCGCAATCGGATTCGTTAAATCAAAAGGCACCCTGTTTGCTACCCAATATGCAACAACAGCGCCGTCCGTATCAATCTCTACCCCATTAATTATGCGATTGCCGTTTTTTTCATTTTTCATTTCGACGTCGCCATAAGAGGGTGAACCGTACGAACCTGCGCTGTTTGGGTTGCACACCCGACTTGCCTCGAATAATTGTATTCGGATGCAATACGGATTGTTAGGCAGCGGCCTGCGATATTTAATCGCTGCCCATCCATCGCCATCAACTAGATAGCTCATATATGCCATGTCTTGCATATCGAAGAAATTATTTTTTCGATACAAATCGCAGGCCGTGCTGCTTGCCCATAAATTAAATTCCCGCAACGCATTACGTTGCCATTCTTTAGCTTCTTCTGCGGTTAACCCCAACAGCCGATAGTCTATTTTGGGCGAAAGCCTAAGCCCTGCGCCTATGACATTGCTTCGCAGCGTTCCGATTGCGCTGCTGCCTAATGGCGAATTGCAAACTAAATCCGCACTGCGATTGCGCAGCGTTGTTAGATTTACATCAATATCTGCTTTAGTGCTTGATTTTAACGGATTATATCCCCGCAAAGCACTTCTGCTTCTGCTGGCACCGCCTTCTGAGTAACCGCTGTTTACCACAATGGCTTTTTGATTGTTTTGTCCGGCAGTAGGATGCCTGGCCTTGACAGGCATTGACTTTTTACGATTCTTCATTGCTTACCCTCCTAATCTCGCATTATGACTTGCTTTGTTCGACGGCCTTTGCCGGCTGTTTCGTCGCCGGTAGTTGCGCCCGCAGAAATCAAAGCGTTTATTTCTTTGCGGATTTCGGCTAGGTCCGCTCTTGTCAGCGTTCGATTGCCTATCCGGTAACTTTGTCCGGAGATAAGTATCGCTTTTTCTGCTGTCAGATATTGTTTCAATCGCTCGTTAAGCACTGAGCTTGCCATTAATAATCACCTCTCACGCCTTTTTTGATGCAACCAAAGCTGCCTTTTTTCTTAGTTTTTGCTGCCGCTTTCGGCTTATCCGTAACAACAGCCTTGCTATTGATTAGCTCCGCCAAAGCTTCAAAGTCAGGATTTATGCTGAGCATACACGCTAAGTTGTACACTCTTAAATCTAGCGGCTCGTTGCGTTTATCTTTTGCGATATTTACCCATTGGTAAACCAGTACGCCGTTTTTCCGGCGCGGTTCTTTAACTTCTGAGATTAAGCCCTTAAAGTAAAACTCGTCATACCCGCGGGTGCGAAGCGTTCCATCAATCTTGATGTTTGTTGCATCTTCCCTTACATCCAGCGGAAAATGGAAATATTTAGGCCCCGGATCAACAACGGATAGCCTATCCATTACATACTGCTTACCGCTGTCTGTTCCAAGCAGAACCAAAGGTATGGTTATGCCGCGGACCAGTTTCACTTTACTGTATTTGTGCAGCAGCGGTACGCCCGGTACCGATGAGCCTTTTACCGCAAAACGCTGACGGTTAAATCTTTTCTTGCAATACGCATAGGTTTCTTTGGTATAATGGCCGCCGGAGTCGATAAACGTCCGGGCCACAATTAAACCTTTGCCGTTTGCAAATTTATACTCTTTATCAAGCTGTTCATCTAGCATATCCCAAACAGCTTGCGTATCAGGCACACCCAAAATGGTGCCTTTTTTAATACCCCAATTTTCTTCGGCCAAACCCCAGCCACAAATTTCATACTCTAGCCGATTATCTTGCACGTCGACTGCTGCGGTTAAAAGCAACACGCCTTCCGGCAACTCGGCTTTGTAATCTTCTCTACGTCTCATAAACTGATCATGGTTTTCAAAGTTGCCTTTGCGTTCATACGCTTCGCCGAAGCGAGTGTTCATTACAACTTTTTCGCGTTCAGGGTCGCCCTGTGCTTCTAGCCACTCCTGCATGACTTCCGCCCAATTCACCCAGGGCGACGCAAAGCAGTTAACAAAAAAGCTCCGCACTCCCTTTGCGCGAGCCGAAGCATTTTGAGCTATATATTTTTGTGACGTCTGCCGCAGTTGCGATTCGGAAAATCCAAAACCACAATCCGGGCAGCGCCATGTTACCGATTTAACTATTACATGCTTTTTACCTTTTTTATCAACTGAGCTTTCAAAGTCAGTTTGCATATCGCGGTGTGTAACTAAATGCCATTCCTTGCAGTTTGGGCATTGGTGCTGCCATTCTTCCTGTGTGCCGGTAACATATTCATCTTCAATCCGGCTATCGCCAACATTAGTAGGCGTGGAAAACAGCCCCATCACACTATCCCAAAAAGTAGTCATACGCTTTTCGGCTAGTCCTATCGGGTCGCCTTCTGTGCCTGCGCTTTTCGGAAAGCGGTCGACTTCATCGGCCAGTAATATTTTTATAGGCCGACTGGCTAAACCTGCCGGACTATTTGCGCCGGCCATGATTAGTCTGCCGCCTGGAAACTGTTTTGACAAAATCGTATTGCTAGTATCTCGACTTTTAACCTCTTTAAAAATATCCCGCAGCACTTTTGTGTCTCGAATCATCGGAGCGATACGCGTTTTACTAAAGTCCTGCGACATGTCGATTGTCGGCTGGAGCATCATCATCGGTGCTGGCGCCAAATGCGCAAACCTGCCGATAACATTGTTCATAATATCTGACTTGCCAACTTGCGAAGCCGTTTTTGCAACAACTACCCGAATAGCAGGATCAGTAAAAGCATCCATAATCTCTTTTTGGTACGGCGCGCGGTCAGTTCGCCACCGCCCAGGTTCAGCTGATGCTTCATTGGATAACATTCTATAGCTGTCGGCCCATTCGGACACCGTTTGCCTAGATAAAGGAGTTAGCGAGTTTTTGGCGATTTTCTTAAAAAGATTAACCGTCTTCTGGATCATCACTAAACATCTCCGGATTATAATCGCTAAGCTCCGATAGTCTCGACTCAATTTCTTTGGCAAGTTCATCCATGATAACGGTTCTACTTTTATTTTCAAGATGTACCGCCATTTTTGCCGGCACACCCAAAAGCTGGCTGCGCAGATTAGATAACAAATCTGTCATTACCCGTTCAACATCTCCAGCGTCATGAGACATGTTCTGCTTACGCGCAAGGTCAAGCTCAGCCAGTTTGCGTTTGGCTGCTTCATGCAGTGCTCTTTCTTCCCAATAACTATCTTCGTCTTTGTTGGCGTACTTGTTTTCATAGTAGGTGGCAATGGATTGGGTTAAATCGAAATTACCTTCCAATTCGCGCCGCAGCACACCTTCGTTTACCAACTGGTTCACCCTGCGTTCGCTAATACCCAACAGCTCCGCCAGTTCGCGAGCTGAACCGCTTTTTATCTCTTTAGCCATTTCACCTATCACCACCTATTTATTCACTCTCGGAAGGAAATGCGTTGAAATTTTCCAGAATCTAAAACGTTTTTGGGACTCTACAAGAGTCGCAGGCTTTTTAGACCCCGAAAGAACCTACCCAAAATCCAAATATAGAAATACAAAAGCACCCACCGAAGTGAGTGCCTTTGTATTAAGTTATATGCTAAACTTTGATGTATATTACCGTGTTTTAACGCATTTTTACCGCCAAATTATTTATGTAGATTAAACAACTATTTACTACACCACACCACACTTGCCGCCCACGTTACCCCTATCACAATATCAACTGGCCGTGTTGTTACACAACCATCTATAGCTTTTTCTACAGCCAAGGTTAGGGCTACTAAAAACATTAGTGTTTGCTTTAACATGTTAGTACCTCAATTAAATAAGCCGCTGTATTACCCCAACGGCAGGGTAAACTACTATGCCGGTTGCTGCATACCGTCCAGTAGCTGCTATGGGTAGTTATCCGCATCATTCATACGATAAATTGCAGCTATCATATGCCATCATACGGCGAACGCCATAGCCAAATATATAACATACGGTTTGCCACTTGCTCGGATAATGAGCGGGTTACTGCGTATGCGTTATAAATTTAATGTGCGGCCTTTTGATCACTCCGGCCGCAGGAGCTGGTGCTATTGGTGATACCTTAAATGAGTGTAAATCCTATTAACATTATTTTACATCTTATATTTTATCATGGGTTAGGGGTGACATTCTATGACATCTTTACCATTTCCAATAATGCCCATCCGTGAAATCGAAGCACTGATCTTTTGTCATAGTGCAAAGCATCCGCAACGTCTTGCCAATTTCGCCTTGAAAAATAATAACTTTTTAATACTGCCCTGTGCCTTTCGTCGGACAGTCTGTCGATTAGCTGCTCTGCTTCCATCCTTGCTCGCAGAAGCTCTTTGCTGCGTTTTTCGATATATCGCTCCACCTCAATGAGATTGGCAATCACAGGTGCCATTTTATCCGTATTTGCGCCATGTACAGGAGCAAAGGACAGCGAAGGTGTAATCTTTTCGGCAAGCGACCGCAGACGCTCCCGCTCATCTAGCAAGTCACTAATTTCTCCCGCAATGAAACGATATCTTTTTAGCTTTGCCTTTATCTCCTCTATAGTCATCTGCTACCTACCCCCTGTATCTACCAATGTACGAATATAGCGTATTTTTGCTCACATTAATCTTTTGAGCAATCGCCGGAACATCCCACCCAGCAAACCCCATTTCAAAAATTGCTGTATGCATATCGCTCCAGTCAAATGCTTTAGACGATGCCGAATTTCCGGGCGGTCGAAACATCGGAATGCCACTGTGTTTATGCATAATATCCCTAAATACTACTTTCATAGTTTTGTGCGGCTTGTATTGCTCTTTTCCCGCGTCTGTTTCTTTCCCTGCCCTAGCTTCCTCACGCCTACGTTGCTGCTCTTGTAAATGAGCTAAACGTGGATCTGTCGATGTTAGCGGATTTGCTGCACCTTTATACTCTTGTACTGGTGTATGTTCTCCTCTAATACAAGGATTTAAGCTTATAAACGCACAATAATATCTGTCCCCACAACTTTTCAGCCTATAACATTTTTCACAATCTATCACGTTTTCAGCTCCTTCTACCGCATTATCATAGTCCATACTATATATTGTCCTATCTCACTGCCCACACCTATTGCTATACCTGTTATAATGCCAATGGCTACACCGATTGCTATTGCTGTTTTAGTTTTCATTAGAATGGGATATCCTCATCGAACGGTACAGCATGCCCGAACTGCTCAAACTCGCTTTTATCGCCACTTGTACTACCTTTATCGGCTTTTCGCTCGACAAATTCCACTCCGTTAGCGATGATCTCCGTTACCCAGCGTTTACTGCCGTCCTTAGCCTCATAGTTACGTATCTGTATTCTGCCCTCTACAATCAGCCTGTGTCCTTTCTGACAGCTATTACCTGCCAGTTCGGCGGCCTTTCCCCATAACACTACAGGGATAAAGTCTGTTTCCTTATTCCCTTGTGCGTCTTTAAATGGTCTGTCTACTGCTAATATAAATTGAGCTACTACTTTACCCGTCTGTGTATACCGTACAGTAGGATCAGACGTTAATCTACCTAACAAAACTACTTTATTCATGTTATCTCCTCTCCTTGTTCAAATATCCATCGGGTCACAATTCTCACAGTCAGGTTCAACTTCACCATGTAGCCACTGACAACGCCTACAACAATATTTACTGTCCCAGTAATCACAGGTAGCGTCACAATCATCACAAGGGCATTGTTCTTCTTCCATTTTTATTCACCGTCCCGTCTGTTCCATGCTTTTATTGCTGCCTGTATCGCTTCTTCTTCTGTGTCGTATGTTACCGTTGTCATGGTTAACAAACATGGCGTGTCACCTGCGTTTAAATTTGCGCTGCTATCACATTGGATATCAGCCATAAATCCATTACTGTACAAAAAACATTCTAAAACCGCATTACCGCCACAAAACGGACAAAGTTTTAATTTAGTCATTTTGGCACTCCTTCAATTTTTGTCTGTGGTAACAACTTAAATGTCTTACTAACAAAACCATCACTATACCTAATAAATGCCTCGCATCGTTTTGTTGTAAAATGCAGTTCTTCTACCTCTCTGATGATATAGGAGCCGCAAGTATCATCACAGTCTGATTCGCAGTAAGCTTCGTCATAATCATATATTTTCGCATAAATAGGTTTACTAATATCAATCATCTACTCCACCGCCTTGGTCGCAGACATATTTTTTATTAACATACGCTTTGATATCTGCAGGATCAAATGCTCTGTCACATTTTGGGCAGCAGGGCAACATAGTCTTATCACCCCTGCCCATATTCTTTTCCATTTCTTTAAGTGCTACTCTGTATGGTTTATAGCTGTGGGCTATTTTCCAAAACCGTCTAGCACTTTCCATGTATCTACCCCATTCACGGTTTTGCCGTTCTTCAAAATTTGCGACCATGAGCATTGCTGCAAACGGATCTATAACTGCACTGCATCGGTCGCAAAATATGAGATGACTTTCTTCATCTATGCAAAGTTGTGGTTTGACATAATCAACACCATATTTATTATTTTCATAACATTTGCAGGCCGAAAAAAACTTCTTTTTTGATACCATACCTACAAGACTTCTAATTTTCTCCACTACTCCACCACCTTAAACTTCTCTAAAGTCAATGTCCGGGTAACGATATAGCAGCATCTTCTTTTTGATCAGATACACCTGCGTCCGCATCCCTTTCGTATCAACGTAATATATATGCCCGTCAGCTTCCGTCACCTTAAAATCAGCTTGATAAATAATCGGCCTTATCTTTTTACCGTCTCTCTTATAACCAGGCTGTAAAACAAATTTTGGCTGTAGTTCAACCTCTTTTACTGTACCTTCGCGCATCATCCAGTGTAACTGCCAGTAATAGTCAGCTTCTTTTTCGCTGTCAAACCGTATGCCGTCTACTTCCGTAATTTTATTCTTATACTTCATAATCGGTTCACAACATGGTAAAGCCGAAGCAGGCGTTACACTGTCAGAACGAACTTTACTTATAAGGTGTGCCGGCAGTTCATTCCACGTCGTCATTTATTACTACCGCCGATAACATAATTTCTAGAGCTTTCTTCTCTCGCCTTAACCGGGCATTTTTACCGCCGAGCTGACTATTTTTCCGACGCAGATGTTTGAGTTCCGTCAAAGCCTGCAGAAGTACTGACTTTAATACCGGTATATATTGATCCTCCGGCTCATCTTTAATCATTGCCATCATGGCTTTTATATCCAAGGATTTCACATTTAACCACTCCAAACTTATATTTAAAAGGCCGCCCCCCTACGGGTTAATCACCTCCGCAGGGGTATACTTCCCTTTATGCTTGTATATAGTTAGTATGCGCGGCCGTTTTAACTTATCGCCAGATCTGCCACTCTACAATAACCTCTGCCAACGCACAACCGAGCTGCCATAGGAAACCTGCAGCAAAGATAAATAATAATGTGTATACTGCTTCACGCTTCATTTTCTACCTCCACAATTGCCGCGAACACAAGATATACCTGCTGCGGCACACAACCATTACCTAATGCCTTTAGTCGTTTCGCCCTGTTTTTCTGCCCAACTATTACTCTTGGCGGTTCATATGCGTATTGCTCTACATTTATTGCAGCAGGCCAGCCCTGCCAACTTTCAATATCCTCTTTTGCTACATTGATGTCAGTCCAGCCTATAGGTAATCCCATTAAAAGCTCTACCCAATCAGCGTTTAGATTACCTGGTTTTTCTTCTTTTTTTATAACAACACCATCCAGATAATTTCTATCTGCATTACGTTCAATACTCGCACAGCCATATGATCCGCTGTTTCCTTCTCTTGCTCTTGGTGTCGGCCAATTTACCGCCTGACTTAAATTAACGCTGTGCATCTTCTTAACTGCTGTATCTAATCCATCACCTGATGTAGCACTCGCACCTTTACGATTGTAATTACCACATACACTCGTGGTAGGCCACAATGAACACTCGCTCTCGTTTGTGTGGCGCTCCAACATCGGCAGCTCCATAGCATGACCATCCAACACGATACCCCATTTCGGCCAGGTCTCGCAAAACAGTTCCGAATCCTCCCCCCCCGAATCCCGGCAGCAGAGATTGAGAGTAACCCGCGCACGTTTTCTGCCACGATCCATCTTGGCTTAAGCTCGCAAATAAGCCGGGCATACTCTCCCCAAAGACCGGAGCGGGTAACGTTCCCTTCACTATCAACGAAACCAGTTCTTTTACCTGCTGTGCTAACATCTTGGCACGGAAATCCTCCGCTGATAATATCGATCTTGGATATTCCATCAGTTTTAAGTTTTTCTGCCGTGAGTTCTCTGACATCTCTGTAAATTGGGACACCCGGAAACCTCCTTTGCAATATTTTTGTCGGGTATTCTTCGATTTCACAAAAAGCCACTGTTTCTATTCCCGCCCAGCTGGCAGCAAGGTCAATCATACCTGCTCCGCTAAATAGCGATAACATTTTCATTGTCCTCACTCCTGCTCGCTACTTATGCTAACGCATTCCTTGTCCTGCAATCTTTTGAAGTTATTAAATATTTCCTGTGCTGTAACAGCCCGCGGATCATCTGACCACATCAAGCAGTTCGGGCAAATATGCACCTCAAAATATCGACCTCTGTTTACGTGACTACCCGCCGTTGTATCCTTATGGCATATATCGCAATTCATGATCTCACCTCAAAACGGTTCTGACTTATTAGTGTTCAGCTTGCCAATATCTTCGGGCGTAGAGTAGTACCCTCTTGCAAAATTTTTATTTATGACTTCTCGCTTAGCTTTGGCATAAGCCAAAAAAGCCAAAGCATGATTCTTCCGCAGCTGGTAAACAAACGTGTTACAGCAAGCCTTAACGTCGATAATCTCCATCATCAACGCCAGCAGCTTATCTTCTGCCAACACTTTTTTAAACTCTGTGTAAGCAGCTTCTACCTCAGCCAGTTCTTCTTTGATTTTTGCAATCTGCTCTTCCGGTGTTGCGTCCCTGAATTTATAACATGGTGTTGTTGCTTTAATTTTCATTATTTCATCTCCTTCATTGCCGCAAAGAATGTGATTGCCGCCATATACTCATCGTAATATTGCTCGTTAGGATTATTACCTTCACGTCCGTATACACTCTCTACACGAGTTTTAAATTCTTCTAGCGTACCACCTTTGTAGTTATTCCAGCATCCGCACAGGACATTGTCGTCATCTACGCAATAAGTAGTTGTTCCTCGGCGACTGCCAATTCTAACAACTTGATAATATGTTTTGTCTAGGTCTGCACCGCTGAGGTTTGCACTGCTGAGGTCTGCACCGCTGAGGTCTGCACCGCTGAGGTTTGCACTGCTGAGGTCTGCACTGCTGAGGTCTGCACCGCGGAGGTTTGCACCGCGGAGGTTTGCACCGCGGAGGTTTGCACCGCTGAGGTCTGCACCGCTGAGGTCTGCACCGCTGAGGTCTGCACCGCTGAGGTTTGCACTGCTGAGGTCTGCACTGCTGAGGTATGCACCGCTGAGGTTTGCACTGCTGAGGTCTGCACTGCTGAGGTTTGCACTGCTGAGGTCTGCACTGCTGAGGTCTGCACTGCTGAGGTATGCACGTTCCCCTCCTTCTTCGTTTCGCAACCATCTACCGTGACTTTTTATAATCTCCTGTAATTTTTTTGCACTTATTTTCATAGTTACCGCTCCTTTAAACTTTAGCTAATTCACCTTGACGACGGGTTGACCGTTTTGGTACTACATCAGGCACTAACGGATGATATTTATAACACCGCTCACGATCAGCAACCACATAAGTAAATCCGCTTTCTTTGTCTACTCTCAAAAACGGTTGATGTCCGCTGTATGGGCAATCAACAGTGTTAATACATTCAGCACATTTTCGTTCGACGTCGGCGATAAAGCTGATATCGTTGTAATTACGCTTTATAAAGCTATCATCGGCATCAGGAAAAATCCTCTTTGCTGCAGCTCTAACTTTATCGCTCACTGGCTGCCGTAGTTCGCCAAATGTTTTACCGGAAGCAAGATCAGCAAATAGCTTCTTCACAAACTCATTTGCCGCCATAGAATTACGCTCAATAGCTTTCTTCTCTGCGCCGATTTTATTCTGCCGTAGGATTGATAACGTGTTATTAATGTCTGCCCATGTCGGCCAATATTTATTATTATCAGCGATATAATCAACAGTATCGCCCCACATCTCAATGTCTGTGTATTTATACCGCTCCAGGGTTTGCCTTTCGATAGCTTTTTTTGCATCTTCGCTTACCCAGTTCGGCTTTAGTCCCGCCGCCTGCCACACTTCATAAGCTGCCGTTATCTCTCTAAGTTCCAACATACGGCATATCCCTCACTTCTTCCCAATCCAGCCCCATAAAACAAGCCAGCCTGTACTTTCTTTTCTCCGGAGGTATCGCTGCCCAGCGCTCCTTGTTATTTGCTATCCATTCGGCTTTCTCTTGGGCTTCCTTGTCAGCAGCTTGCACTGCTTCCGGCAATTTGATTTCATCCGTCCAGCGTTCATCCTGCAGGAAAGTATCAGGATCAGGTATGTACCTTCCGTTTTCCTCCTGCCACTGATTAGTTTTTTTGTATCGCTCAACAGCAGCATTAATCAATGCATACTGTCCTTCAGAGTGTACACGCATATTCATCCATGCTATTCTTGCAACAGGCTTTTTCCGTTTCGACGGATACGATTCCCAAAATCGCTCAAAGCCTTTTTCTTTTTCGTTAAACTGAATTGGATTTTGGATTTGCTCGTTCACGCACACCTTATTCTTTATTTCTTTATCTTCTTTAAGTTCTTTAACTTCTTCTTTTATGTGTCGGTTATCTGTCGGTTGTCTGTCGGTTATCTCTTTGTTATTTTGTCGGTTATCCTGTCGGTTATCTTCTTCTTCGTTAGACTGATAAAGCCGCCAGTTTACTATGGTTATAAGCCTTCCACTCTTTGTTGACTTGCCTGTTAAACTGACGGTTAAAAAATTGAGTTTTTCAAACCGCTCTAAAGCAGTCCTAATTTTCATTATTGTAATTTCAGACGAATTACATCTTTCTTTTATGGCTGGCGCACTTGCAATAAATTGACCAGGATTGAGCTTGATTTTTTCACCATAGTAATCCCATTCAGTCTCTTTCCAGTTCGCCATAGCCAGCAAGGTTATTAATATAACCCTCTGCTCATTTGAGCTGTTCAGCCATATTGGTTTATTTAATAGCTCCCTATAAAGCTTGAAATATCCACTCATGCCGTCAATCCTCTAGTCTAAATAATTTCTTCCGATGATCTTCATAAAATCTTCTCTGGTGTTGTTTTTTTCAAAAACCTTTTGACAGGAGCTTTTTAACAAATCTCCAAGTACTCCACCATTATGTACTGAGTTATGACACCTCCAACACAGCCAGCAGGTAAAGCCATTTTTGTCGCTTATTTTCCGCTTGCCGGTACCGTAGTAGATATGGTGCAGATGCAGTCCTGTTTCGATTCCGCAGTTATAACAGTATTTTCTACTCTGCATGATACTCTTAGCCATCTTTAACGCCCCACTCCCTGATTAGGTCATCTAATTCTTCCTGCGGCCTGGTCTCTACACCAATCTCTTTTGCCATAGATACTAAACAATCTATAAATCGGCTCATCTCTTTCGTGTCATAAGCGCTGCTGCCATAATATACTCTTACATTGCTATAGCCTTTAATGTTATGACACTCTCCAACCAATTCAGCTATCCAGCCGACACCATTACTTTGCCAAATTTCAATAGTTCTGTTTACAGCGTCAGTTGGCACTGGCCATATTCTGCCATAACCACATTCCCTGATTGCCTTCCTGTAAACATCTTCCTTGCTGTGAAAGCTCTCTTCTGACAGCTTTTCTGCTATCTTTTGACATAATACCCAAGCGTATTTATTAGCATCGTTAGAACGCCCTTTACGCCATTGCTTGACCTCTACAACATACTGCTTTTCAGGATCGATTTTATTGATTTCTTCTTCCTCTGATAAAGGGACAGGTACTACTAAATTTATGTATCCCATCCCTTTTAACGGCTGTAAACCTTTAACTGTTAGCTTCATTTTGCGCCCACTTACTTTGCGTTAATCTTCATCTTCGGCATTTTCGCCATATTCTTTTTTTAATTCCTCGAAATATTGATTTTTAAATTTTTCCAGCTGGCGCTTTGCCTCGTACGTTTCCGAGTTCGCCCTGTCGATATCATGTTTTTTTGTAGCCACTTCCTGCACCAATTTTCGATATTCGCTTAATGTAATTGTTACAGTGACTTCATTTTCAGCGATATAATTATCAGTACTGTCATGATAACTTTCAACTTTTTTCCCATATACTTGTTCCATTTTTAATTCCTCTTTTCAAAATTTATTTAACTGATGAATCCCTAAACCTTCCAACTTCATTTTGCTACTGCCTTTTGACAGTTCATACAAAGAGGCCTGCCAAATTTCTGCACGCTGTAATCGTGAACTCTTTGACTGATTTCAACTGTACATTCTTGACACATCAAAAATTGTGGTCCAGTATTTTCGTCAGGAAACGCAGGCTGTGTTTGTTCTATTGGCGTAGGTGATGTTGCTTTATGTTCCGCTACAGGCGCATCAACTTTTTTACCCAGCTCAAACCGTACAACACCCTTACTGTCCACGATTTTTAGCTTCACAAACTCACTTTTAGTCCGATCGTACTCTATGTCTTTCACAAAAAACTTTGCAGTGATTTTCCCATTGGTAGACAAATCCTGCTCCGATAGCTTCACCCATATAAACGGAGCATCGTATAGCTCACGTCCAATGCCCCAGTTAAACCCGGCACGTTTAAAACTATCACTTGCCAGTCCCTTGGCGGCTTCTGTGTTGCTCTCAGTGCCAGTATCCTCTTTTTCGATCCACTGCTTTTTATCATCATCCCACACCGAGATGATACAATTTGCGTTATCCCGTCCGTGATGTCGCTGCCAATTCATCGGTCCGAACGTCTCGTCAAGAATGCGCATATCGACCCTAGCGTCCTTATACAACAACAACGAACACCCGCTGTTATCTTTTTTTACCGTAGCAACCCGGCATTCAACTTCATCGGCTGTAAGAAGTCTTATTTCTTGCATCGCGTGTACCTCCTTTACACCGATCTGCACGTCTAAGCAGTTTAACCGCCTGCTTTGCGGTTACTTTAGGCTCACCGTATGCCTGCTGAAGCGCACGAAATGCCGCTAACTTTTCTTTCTCATTCATTTCTACGTCCTCCTAAAACTCTCTAAAAGTTTGACCGCCGCATCTACAGCGTGTATCCTCTATTGGTACTCTACATCCACAATGTGCACATACGGCGACCGGATACAAAGAAGAACGGACAGGAAAGCTAACTGGTTCTGAAGCCCTCTTTTTTATTATTTCAACCGCTCTATCAAGGCGATAAATCTTTTCTTGCAGTGATTTATCCATTCTCCAACGCCCTCCTATGCGAAACCGTTATATGTTGCATCCTGGATGCCTGCAGGCACTTCCACGAACAGTAATATTTGTACTTACTACTTTTGGGTTTAAACCGCTTGTAGGCGTATTCACTAAAATTTGCCCCAACCGGCAAACAAAATTCCTTACCACAATGATCACAAGTCTTAGTTGGAACTATATTATTAAAAGTAACCGACTTATTATTCCCAAGTCCTTTACGCATTTACAAATCACCTTCGTTCTGTTAAAATGAAGGTGGACGCTAAACTTCGTAAAATTTACAGTCCACCTGAGCTATCGAAGCTGTAACTTCGGTAGCTCTTTTTATTTTTGCCTGCTCATCTCAACACCCCTACTGTCACTACAGCAGCCATAATAGCAATGTATGTTCCGACAAATATCGCAGTAGTTGCTACGGTAAACTCTATTACCAGCTTATTCATAACCCCTGCCCCCTTATAATGCCCGATACATAAGCCATACGTGCTATTACAGCGATTGTTGCAAGCGTTACGATAGTTACCCCTGGATACGGCTTTACTAAGCCCACAGCGCCATTTACAACGACGACACCCAGCCCTGCTAATTGACAAACTATTTTTGTACATAAACCTAATGCCTTGTCTATTGTTTTCATTGTGCTTGCTCCCTTCTAGTTAATTCAACCATTCCAGTACCGGCTAAAGCTGCGATTTCATAAAGCTTACATTTCAATCTCGCTATTTCCTCTCGCAGGCTGTCATTTTCTTTAAGCAACCTGCGTTCATATAGTGTTTTTGGTCGGCAGCTGGGGTCGTTGTGTGCAACTAACATCACGTCTTCACGCCTGTATTTCCCCTTCGCCACAGGCTTTATCCCTGTGTCGCGAAGAAAGTTTAGCGTGGCGTAATATGTTAGGCCCATCAGTTCCTGTACTTCCGCTGTGGTAACGGTCAATGGTGCGTCCATATCTGCACCCCCTTTCTTTGGTTGCATTTATGCAACTAATCAGTCAAAAAAAATTGTGCTAGGTTCTTTCAACTCTAGTATTTTACTCATTGAGGCGGCCTCATCTACTGAAATTTTACAGCGGCCATTAAGTTTTGCATTTACACTTTTGGTCGTCAGGCCAAGTTTTTTAGCCAGTTCCCTCTGCGTTATGCCTTTTTCAGCTAAAGCACCGCGTAGCTTTGCTAAGTTCATCTAATATCACTTCCTTTGCTTCTCTTCGTTGCATTTATGCTACAAGATTATGATAACAGCACATAATTCAAAAGTCAAGCATAAATGCAACTAATTTTATATTTTTGTTTTACTTTTCGTTGCATTTATGTTATTATTGGTTTAAGCAGTAAAGAGAGGTTTTTACAATGAGCGAAAAAGAATTAACAAAACTAATTGAAAAAATTAAACTTCGGCGATTGGAACTCGGTCTATCTTATCAGGAACTTTCGGATTTAACAGGCATCAACAAATCTACTCTTCAAAGATATGAAACAGGATTCATCAAAAAAGTTCCTATAAACCAAGTTCAAATAATTGCGAAAGCTCTAAATGTAACTCCAGGTTATCTAATGGGGTGGGAAAATGATAACGAAAACCAAACCTATTACCTCAATCCTGAAGCAGCAAAAATGGCACAGGAAATTTATGATAATCCTCAATACAAAGTGTTATTTGACGCTACCAAAAAACTAAAACCCGAAAGCATTAAAGAAGTTATGCAATTTATTGATTACCAAAAAGCCAAAGAGGAAGGCGATCTCAATGAGTAGAACTATCTTATATGACTTGCCTCACGACGTGCGCGGATTTGTCCGAGAAGATGTTGACGGTGAGGCTATTTTTATATTAAACGCGAGGATGACACATGAAACAAATATAAAAACCTACCTGCACGAGCAGGAACATTTTGAAAAAGATTGTGGTAATATCCTTTGTGTTGATGAAATAGAAGCACAGAGGCACAAATAAGCTTTAAGGGGATGCGTATTATGTCAGAAAAATTTTATCAAAAAAAATGGTTTGTTTGGCTAATGCTTTTATTTCTTTGGCCAGTAGGGTTTATTCTTTTGTGGCTAACGCCAAGTTATAGTAAAAAAATTAAAATAATAATAACGGCGGTATTCGTCGGCCTGATTACTATAGTTGTTAATATGCCACAAAAAGCCACTTTGCCTAACGCCCCTAAAGAGTCTGCGGCCACTGTGCCATCAAAATCTACTACACAAGCGGAACAGTGGGTCAAAGTAGATAATGACTTCAAAGCTGAATTGTCCAACAAAGAAATTTACCCATACGTCATTGATGTAAGTGCCCAAAGAGATGCGGATAAAAAAGAAATAACATTTTCTACTATTGTTAGCCCAGCAACGAAGCCCACCATCGCCTTAGATTTAGCCGACACAATGCTTCGAAGATATGCAGCGTTAAGTAATACATACATAAATGAAAACTACAAAATCGGCTCGAAAGACTATTATGGTGGCCTTTTTGACGAATATAGCACAACAATAATCATCGCACCTCAAGGAGCAGCTAACCCAGAGGACTGTTTCGTTTTTGATAGAGTTATGACGGGGATGCACACTAAACAGAAAATCGAACTGACAAAAAAATATAGATAGTTTCAAATAAAAAAAGACCGCCCCTGCGCCAACAGGAACGGTCACTGTAATTGCCCCACTTTGTCGCAAGCAGGCTGATTACTATAAATATTATAGCACATCAGCCCTGCTACTGTATGCTCAAATTACACACAAGGAGCTTTAACTATGGAATACAACTTTACCTACCGAGAAAAAGATAAAGGCTTCCAGGTCATACTATCATACAAGGATAATACGGGTCGTTGGAAGCAGAAAAGCAAGCAGGGGTTTGAGACTAAGCGTGACGCTAAAAAAGCCGGTGACAAGCTTCTTGATGAAGTAAAGGCTAATATGCCGCTGTACATGGACGACAGTACGAAAGATATAACCTTTGGCGAATTTGCAGCAATGTACTTGCACGATGTGCGCAGGAAACTTGCATATAACACCATAGCGAACTACGAAAAAGCAATCAACGCATTTTCAGCCATTAAAGATATGCAATTGATCGGCATTAAACATGGCGATATTTTCGCCATATTCAATGCACTACCGTACAAAGCAAGCACTGCAAACCTTTACCTTACTATCATAAAAACTATCTTTAAACAAGCTGTATCGCCTTACAGGCTTATAGTCGAAAACCCTGCACTTGAAATCAAGCCCTTTAAAATCAAAGGAAAAAAGAAAACTAACGCTTTAACCAAAGGCGCTTTAGAAGACTTGCTTAAATCAATGAAAAAGCGTAACTTGACCGCCTATATGGTTTGTTGTATTGCTGCCTTCGCAGGACTGCGCATAGGCGAAATACAAGGTTTGAAATGGTCAGATATTAACTTTAGTGCCGATACAATTACCGTTGAGCGACAACTGGTGTACACATCTAAAAACATTCAAGAATTTAAATCCTTAAAAACAAACAATTCATATCGCACAGTACCAATGCCCAAAAGGTTACGCGCTGTCCTGCTGGAGTACAAGCAGCACGCAATACTACAGATTGACGGAGCCATACTGCCACGAGGTTGCAAGGATACCGCCAAAACAATGCTACGGCAATACGGTAATATTTCTCCTCACGATTTCCGGCACACATACGCTACCACATTATTGAGCAATGGCTTTGATGTAAAAACCGTAGCAGCTTTATTAGGCGATACGGTAGAAACAGTACTTAACACCTATGTTCACTTTACAGACGATATGAGGGACAGCGCACAAAAACGCTTATCAAATTTTTTTTGAACAAATTTTTGACGGATTTTTGACGATTTCAGCGAAAACGGCTTGTACAAGGGGTTCAATGGCACGTTCCCCGTTATATACGTAAACAAGGCTGTGTTCAACGAACACAGCCTTGTTTTACAGAAATCTTTACTTTTTTAATACTTAGGAAACCTGCTCAATATCAATTACACCATTCTTCAGGACTACTCTTACAGTTTCACCGCTCTTGATCTCTCCGCTGACAATTTTTCTTCCCAGCAGATTTTCAACAGTATGTACGATCAAGCGTTTTAAAGGACGGGCACCAAAAGCGGGGTCAAACCCTGTATCTGCCAGATATGCCACAGCTTCATCACTGCATACCAGCGTCAGATCAAGCTGTTTTTCCAGTCTTTCACCAAGCTCTTTCAGAATCATTTTCACGATATCATTAATCTGCTCTTTTTCCAAGGCCTTAAAGACCACGATATCATCCACACGATTCAAAAATTCCGGTCTGAAGAACTGCATCAGCATACTCTGGATATCTTCTCTGGAAATTTGTCCCTGCTTTTTCATGATCTCGGCCGAACCAAGATTACTCGTCATAATAATCAACGTGTTTTTGAAATCAACATTGCGTCCCTGTCCGTCGGTCAACCGGCCATCATCCAGTACCTGCAGCAGTACATTAAACACATCAGCATGTGCTTTCTCGATTTCATCCAGTAAAATCACAGAATAAGGATGGCGACGCACTGCTTCAGTCAGCTGTCCGCCTTCATCATAGCCTACATAGCCTGGAGGTGCACCGATAAGACGGGAAACGGTATGTTTTTCCATATATTCACTCATATCGATACGAATCATATTGCGTTCGTCGTCAAACAATATCTCGGCTAAAGCCTTAGCCAGCTCTGTTTTGCCAACGCCGGTAGGACCAAGGAAAATAAATGAACCGATCGGACGATCAGGATCTTTTATGCCGGCACGGGCACGAACGACAGCTTCGCTGACAGCCTTAACCGCATCGTCCTGACCGACAACGCGCTGATGCAGGATATCTTCAAGATGTACGAGCTTTTCGCGTTCGCCGCCGCTAAGACGCGAAACAGGGATCCCTGTCCAAGTACTGACCACCTTAGCGATATCTTCTTCATCTACTTCTTCTTTCAGCAGCACATTCTCTTTATCATTTTTATTGTTTGCTTCGACTTCTGCAAGTTCCTTCTCCAAAGCCGGCAGCCGTCCATACTTAAGTTCTGCCAGTTTATTCAGATCATAGCTGCGCTCAGCGCCTTCCATTTCCTGTTTAACGGCATCGATCTCTTTTTTCACTTCGCGCACACGGGCAATAGAAGCTTTTTCGCCGTCCCAGCGTTTAACGAGCTCTTCATTTTCCTTTCTCAGCTCAGACAGCTCTTCTTCAATTTTCACCAGCCGTTCTTTAGACTGCTCATCCTGTTCTTTGCCAAGGGCCTGAGCCTCGATCTCCAGCTGCAGTATCCGCCGCTTACTTTCGTCAAGCGCTGCCGGAAGCGAATCGATCTCGGTCCTCAATCGTGCTGCCGCCTCATCGACCAGATCAATCGCCTTATCAGGCAAAAAACGATCGTTGATATAACGGTTACTCATTACAGCAGCCGCAACTAAAGCCGCATCCTTAATCCTTACACCGTGATGCACCTCATAACGTTCTTTCAATCCACGCAGAATCGAAATCGTATCCTCAACGCCTGGCTGTTTGACCATTACCGGTTGGAAACGACGCTCTAAAGCGCTGTCTTTTTCAATATACTTGCGGTACTCATTTAATGTAGTCGCGCCGATACAACGCAATTCACCGCGGGCCAGCATCGGTTTCAGTATGTTACCCGCATCCATGGCTCCTTCGGCTGCACCAGCACCAACCACGGTATGCAGCTCATCAATAAACATGATGATCTGTCCTGCAGAATCGGAAATAACCTTCAAAACCTTTTTCAAACGTTCTTCAAACTCTCCGCGATATTTAGCACCGGCAACCAAAGCTGCCAGGTCTAAAGCGTATAAAGTCTTGTTTTTCAGATTTTCAGGTACATCACCTGCTACGATACGTCTTGCCAAACCTTCAGCGATTGCCGTTTTACCAACGCCAGGCTCACCTATCAGCACCGGATTATTTTTCTTACGACGCGATAAAATTTCAATTACACGGCGAATTTCCTCATCACGGCCAATAACTGGATCCAACTTGCCTTCCATCGCTTTAGCAGTAAGATCCTGTCCATATTTTTCAAGTGTCTGTTTGCTTTCTTCATCAGCTTGCCCATTAGTATAAGCCATATACAAGCCCTCAACCTTTTTCTTATCAATACCATACTTTTTAAGCAGAGAAACAGTCTCGCTGTCACCGTCACCGGCTAAAGCTGCAACCAAATTGCCAACATTCACTTCACCTTGACCGGCGGCCTGCGCTGCCAGCCCTAATACTCTGGCTAAAGCTGTGCTCATCACCAGCTGACGATCCTGTCCCTTTACAGAAGGAATACGCTGCATCAACGCTTTAGCATCCTGTGCAAAGTTTCTTTCATCTGCCTTGACATTAGCGAGTAAAAATCTGAAAAAACCTTCACTGCTGCTTAAGGCCACTAAAATATGCGCACATGACAGCTCCTGCTGATAATTCATTACAGCCTGCTGCTGCGCTGCTTCCAAAATACTTTTTACTTCTTCACTGTAGCGTTCCTGCAT